GTAACAGCAGTTGCTGCTAATCTACCGTATGCATAAACAGTATTACCATAAAGTAATCTACTTCCTAAAGGAAATAACTCTGAAAGTCCTGAAGTAAACGGATCAACAGTATTATATTGGCTGCCACCTTTACCTACGATAAAGTCAGCGGGACCATATCCTGTTGCTGCTACATACTGAGTATGCGCACCAGCATCAGTAAAAATATTACCATCTGAATTGATTACCAATCCATCTGTTTCTACGCCTGTTGTTGTATTTGTATCAATGGTTTTAAAACCATTTTCGGACCTAACTGGTCCACTAAATGTTGAATTCGCCATAATTTCCTCCTAAGGAAATAAGTTCTATAGTATCGGCTTGTCTGCTAGGTCAGTCGATAGAACAAGTTAATAATCCTAGATTTTAATGATATACCCATCTTCATAAAAAAGAAAGGGAGCCGAAGCTCCCTTTAGTTTGTTCAAGTTAATGAACTACGCTCCTGGAGAACCATAGATTCCACGCCAGTCACTAAAGCCGAAAGAGTATCTCTCTCTAGCTTTGTATCTAACGTTTCCAGTCTCAAAGTCACCTTCCATGCCTGTTGACATAGGAGATCTAACGAAATGTTTAAGTCCGTTAGGTGCATCAGTTTTGATAAAGAATGCATCTGTGTCAGTCAAGTAATGATTAACAACATATCCTTCAGGGAGCATTCCCATGTTTTTCAATGCGTTAATGTCATTATCAGAAGTACCAACTCTACCTGCAGTTTTTAATACTCTCTCAGCTACAAATTGTAGTTGAGGTGGTATTATTAGCTTCCTTGCTTGAACATTTACTTTAATGCCTCTTTCATCAGTGAACTGAGATATGTCGATCATCGCGTTCTCTAATGAAGTTTCATTTAAGTCAGCTGCTACGCTTGGCTCATTCGACTGATCTCCACCTGATAAGGTAGGGTGATCAGCTGCCATAAGTGCTTTTCCGTCTCCTCCTGGGAAGGAGTTTGAAAAACCATTATTTAATACGTTTGCTGCTTTTACTTGCTTAGTAGTCGCCATTGATCTAGCTAAAGCTTTTGTGTATCTTGAAGAAAGACTGTCATAAAGGTTGTCCTCTATTGCTTCTTCTGTCAACGCAAATGCTAAAGCTACAGTTTCGTGGCTGTACCTTGCTGTGAAAGTTTCTTGTGCAGTATCATAAGTTACAGATGCACCCTCGCCTTTGACGGGAGCTTGTCCAAAACCTGATAACATTACTTCTTCCTCAAACGCTCTATCTGAATTTTCTGTATCAAAAATTTCAGTATGTTCGTTTTCGTATCTGTCGTACTCAAGACCAAAAAGTGCATTTAGTCCTGGTTCGAGTTCTTTTACTAATTGAGCTCTATTTATTGCCATTTTAAATTACCTTTTAGCTATTGCCGAAGACAGAAGCTGGGAACGTCACATAAACTCTAGCGTGTTGCCCAATGGTATTATTTGGCTTATCTGGGAAGCCTACCACTGTTGCAATGCCACTAGAAGTTGTAGTTGTTACACCTTCTTTTGATCGACCATTGTTTGTATTCCCTGCTGTAGTACTAATCGTATTTGTTGTACCGATTGATGCTTGTGTAGGAGTCCCAGTTGACTGAGCCTCGTAAACAATATCAGGATCGGAATAAACAAATGCTTTAGCATTCGCAGAACCTAAAGTCACAACATCCGCTGTCCAAGTGTTTGAAAAAACAATTGAACCGTCTGCTGCTTGGAATTCTACACCGTAAAATACGCCAAGTGGGGTGCCTGTAGCAGTCCCTTGTATAACCAAACCACTCGCTAGATTTACTACGTCGCCTGAAAAGATCGAGGCATCTGTAGCACTTGCTATCGCAAATTCTGAAGGTCGGATTGTACCACCTGACATATGATAAGCTGGTGTGAATCCATCTGGGGCGTTTGTATTAGCCATTTTTATTCACCTTATATAAAATATAATTTTATTAAAGTCCTTAACCTAAGTTAAGAACCACCTTTACCAAATGTAACCTTGGATGATCTACTAGGTGTACTAATAGGCATCACTTGATTACTTTCTCGCATAAGATCATTATCAACTGCTTGAATCTGTTGGTCGGCAACGTTTTGATAGTATGCCCTCCTTTCATCAACAGTCTCCTTGGGGATCTTAGCTAGAATTAAGCCACCAACTCCTATGACACCAGCATGTTTACCATCATCAACAGTAGGAGCTTCAAAATCGGGGTGATCTTCAGCTCTTACGGGTTCCCAACCTTCACGAATACGTTTCGACATATTCGCTGGGTCGCTTTGCCCTATCATTGATTCTCGTATCCATCTGTATACATATCCCTGCGGTGGGGTAGGGGCGTCTAATAAAGACGGGGGTTGCCAAGGTTTACGGCGAGATACTGTATCTCGACTTTCAGCAGATCGTGGAGTACGATCTGAGTTTGTAGTGTTTTTTTCATCTACCATTTTTTACTCCTTAATATGCTTAGCATATTCTTCTAGTGGCACGCCTAGTCTTTTAGCTATCGCTACTTGACTCGGTGTGAGTTTTATAGTTCTACGTGAACGAGCTCTTGTAGTTCCAACACCTTTGCTAGAACCAGCTACTGTCTCTCTCACCTCTTTTTGAGTTTTCCCTAATTTATGAGGGAACGACTCAGCAAGTCTTTTATCTACTTCTTTATAATAATCATCCGAAGTAGGATCATAACCTTCACCTTCTGTGAGCTGTCTATGGAACGCAAAAGCTGCAGTTGTCATAGCTAGGTCATCCCCAAACCAATCATTTTTATCTGCCCAAGCTTTCGCTTTTGGATCAGGCTTTGGAGCCTGTTGTCGGGCAGGTTGTTGATTCCATTGAGGAGCAACCTGTTGCTCTACCTGAGTAGCTTCTTGTTGAGTTTCGGTTTGAGTAGGTCTTACCCTTTTCAAACTTTCTTCCTCTACTGCCAGCTTAGCAAGACTCTTTTGAGATTCCATTAAAGCGTCTGTATCTCCTGATTCATACGCCTTCTTGTAACTCTCTTGTGCCTGGTTTAGCTGAGAAGTAACTCTGGTACTATATTCATCATATAGGTTCTGATCTGTTTTTGAAAGTTTATTTTTCGTTTTATTTAATTCGTCCTGAACAGATTGGGCATAGTCTATTGCTGCCTGCTCTCTTCTTTCTGATTCCCTGACCTTATAAGTCAGTTTGTTGATACGTTTTTTAACACCTTCACTGTAGTCTTCAATCTCCTCTTCTTGGTCGGATTTAGCAACTACTTCTTCTTCTACAATTTCGGTTCCAGTATCATCGTTTTCACTCTCAGGGAGTTCAACTTCTGTACCTTCATCTTCTTCTTCTATCGACTGCATAGCTTCTGCCATGATTTTCTCCTTATGTGCGTAATGAAATTAAGCTGATTGTATGTCTTCAGGGTTGGAGACAACAGCTAGTATTTCATCATCGTTTAATAAACGCAGTTCACCACCCTCAATTTTGAGTCTGGCTCCTGCATACCTGCCAAATATCACCCAGTCTCTAACCTGACACCATGCCCCTTCAGGGAATTTATTCCCATCACGGTAAGCGTCTGGACCAAGTGCTACCACAAACCCAACATTAGTACCAATGCGTTCTTTTTCTAATACTGAGTCTGCTAGATAAATACCGCCTTTAGTCTTTTGTTTCGGACTAAAAGGTAGTATTAATATTCTGTATCCCGTTGGTTTGGGAAGTTTTGATTGTAGTTCTTCATCTTCATGTACAGTTTCAGGTGTAACACTAGGTGCTTTTTCCTCTGGTGCAATGAATCTTTCTACTTTGTTGGGTATTGGTTCTCCGCCTGAACCGAAGGCATCTATTTTTTTCGACATTATTCTTCATTATCCTTGTGCAGGTCTTTTAGTAGTGAGAGAGTAAACGACAGACCTGTAATTTCGCCTACTATCTTTTGGTAACCTTCAAAATTTTGAACACCGCCACCAGCAAGGGCATCTTTTAGTTGCTCTTGTCTTTCTATAATCTGTTTACGTAACTTATCTAACATTCAATTATTTTTTCCTTGACTTCGCACCCGAACACTTCCAACGCTTACGTGATAAATTGTTAGGGGTATTAGGATCATTCTTTTTCTTTTTAGAAAGTCCTTTCTTTATACCCAAACTCCTCGCACAATAAGAATCACCTTTAGATGTTCCTGGTTTAACTCTTGGTCCACCACCTTTGGCTTTCCCTGCTTGCCCGTAACTAACTTTTTTACCAGATTTAGTTACCTTAACCTTTGCTTTACCTTTTCTTGGACTAGCCATGATGATTAGCTCTTCTACGGTTAGCATTACCCGCTACCACAGAACCGCCTTTGTGCATCATTTTAAAATCTTTCCCAGATATTTTACCATCTTTGTTTTTGTCTAGTTTTTTCTGACCACCGTGTAGTTCTCCACCGTGTGATTTCTTAGCAGTTTTTGCAGCGTCTTTAAAATTTTGTGCTGTTGGTGCACCTTTTGATCCAACCTTTCTCATTTTTTCACCTGAGCCTGCTGCTATTCTTTTACGTTTTGCTTCTATGTTTGCGTATAGTCCTGGAGGTTTAGCCATTATTTATTATACCCTTTGCCTTGTGTTGCTGCTCCGCAACCTCTAGCCATACCTGTTTTAGCTTTACCACCGTCCATCATTTTAGCAACGGGCATTCCACTGTCCATCATCTGAGTAACTGGCATTCCACCATTCATCATTTTGGCTTTGCCTCCGTCAGTCATTTTCTTCTTCTTTTCACCGCCACGGTTCATTTTCTGCATGCCTCTATTCATTATGGTCTCCTTAAATGTTTTTTAGTGTCAGTCATTGAACTTCCACCCTTGTTCATATTCTTCATCTTTGAATTTTTCATTATAGAACCGTCAGGCATTTTATGATAACCTTTAGGTACTTCACCACCGTTTCTCATACGTCTACGATTAGCGTTACCGCCCATCATCTCTTCAAAATTTGCTCTATTTAACATTACACACCTTTAGTTTTATTATCAGAATCTCTGACGTCTTTTAGTATATCACGATAATCCTTACGCATTAGACCTTTTTCTTTTATAAGAGAATCTTCTCTTTGTTGGGCTATTTTCATTTCGGCTATCGCTTCGGTTGACTGCTGTTTCATCATGTCTACTTCAGCTTTCATTTGATCGCTTTGTGCTTTCTGTTGTATCTCAGCTTGTTTCAATTCTACCAGAGGTTGAGTCTGTGCTGCTTGTGCTTGTATTTGCTGTGCTTCTATTAGAGCTTGTTCTTGACCAGTTACTTGTTGAGTAGCTTGTGCTGCTTGTGCTGCGATCTGATTCATTATTTCTGGAGGCATTTCACCTTCACCCATTTGTGGTAACGGTTGACCTAGTACTTGTTCAATCTGTTGTCTATACTTCATAGCTTGATGCTCTTGTATATTAGCTTGAACTGCGATAGTCGCACTTTGATTCTGTTGTACCATAGGATTCTGTAAGAATGCTGTGTGACTAGCAATATACGCATCGTGGTTTTGAAAAACGTAAGCTTGTATAGGTTGACCAGTTAAAGCAGATTGCTGCTCTGTTATAGGGTCACGGGCTGGAACTTCCGCTTGAGGAGGTAAAAGACCATCAATATTCTTAACTTCTAAAGCTTCGTACATACGACGGTAAGCTTCACGTAAATCGTGTATTTCAGGTGCTGCTCTAGCCATTTCTAGCTCTTGTTGGGCTAACATTACCCTTTGAGCCATACTGAAGATATTAGGGTCACTAACTGGTATAATGTCTATTTTAGCGTCAAAATCAGTCGCTTTTATCTCTCTACTCGCCCCTGGGACCTCATATGGGTAAACTGGGGGTAAACTCTTAGCAAATATGTTAGCTAACATCCTAAATTCTTTCTTTTGAGCATAATGCATGCGTTTATGTATAGCACTCATTACTTTAGTACCACGTTCTAACATGGCGACTGTTGTGCCTACTGGTAGCTGTTGAGAGCCTATATCACCTACATTCATGTCCGCAATTGACGCAAAACGTCTTCCAGAGTCAATAATAGTGCCTAATAACTGACTTAATACGTTACTTGGCTCTTTATACGGTAAAGGCATCAGTGCATCTCTGATAATACCACCTGGAACGTCAACATCTCTAAATTCACCAGGTCTTAGTGGCTCATCTTCGCCTTGTATCCTCATTCCACGTGCTTTAAACCCTGCTGGTAGGTTACTTAGCGTACCAGCGTCAACTAATTGACGTAAAATTGATGTAGCGGACTTAGTTAGTCCTCCAATCATGTGAATTAGACCAAAACCATAAAAACCTAGTCCTGGTAGGAACTTATAATGGGTAAAATACTCTTTTTTCCTGAATAATTCGTCTTCTGCTTCCCAATTACGACGTATAGCTAGTATTTCGCTCTGTTCTTCTAGTATAGTCACGACGTAAGGGACTGCGTAACCGTAATCTTCTTCGTCAGATAGCTCTAAATTGACGTGCATCTCTAAAACTGAGTATTCATCGTAGTCTGTCATGGATGGGGAGATACCTTGTAGCTCATCCATCTTCTCTTTTGCTTCGTTATAGTCCATATCTAGACTAGCTTCGCCTATATCAGCTTCACGGTATGTTCCGTTCATCTGTAATTTCTTTAAATCATTGCCTGTCATAGTCATAGAATGAGTAAAACGTGGGCTAGTCTCTAAATCTACAGTTTCATAAGCTACTACTAAGTTTTCAGCTTTAACTAAACGGCTGGTAGCTCTACCTAATAGGTTATCGTAATAAATCTTTTTAAATGCACTACCCGCTAAAGGTAGATAGAATAATAAACTGTCCATCTCAGGGTCATACTCTTTCATGACCTCAGTGATTTGATAGTTCATGAATTCTTTAACACGCTGGTTTTGGTCAGTAACTTCTGGAGTTTCGGCTCCCATGATTCTAGTTTTTACTGGACCACCAGGAGGTAGTAACTCTTTATATGATTGTGCTTGGAACTGGGTTACGGCTTCAGCCAATAATGGGTGATGTACGCCTGTAGCTCCTGGGAATGGATCTTCCCTTTCTTCTGTTTTAATACCTAGTAAGTCTAGACCATTAGTAAAGGTATCAAGCCAGTCCTGTCGGGATTCTTTATCTGAATCGTACGCTTCTAAAAGTTCACTAGCTAGTGTGGATAAATCTGAGGAGTCTAGTGTTTCCGCAAGATTGGCTTGATGATCTGTGATGGTTACTTCTTCTTGTTCAAACATAGGTATGACGTTGCCGTCTGCACCTATTTCAAAAGCTGAAGTCATATCGCCCTGTATATTCATTTCTTCAGGAAGCTGTACTTCCATGCCCATAGATTCTTCGGGGGCTTGACCTTGTAGCATGTCCATGATTTCTATGTCTATGCCACTATCTTGTGACATGTTTAAAGGTGGTTTTTCTATTGCCATAATTAATAATAACTTACTTTACGCTTGTAGTATAGTTCTTCATCCTCCCAATCACTTGGTAATTTAACAAACCCGCCTTGCCTGAACCTTAACATAGCTTGAGTAGTAGAGTCGACTAAATCGTCGTTGTCCCCAGCGGGGAATACCGCACACTCTTCTATAACCTCGTTAGCCCATTTAGTATCTGGTGCCCATACCATACCCGATTCAAATAGTGGGGTACTAGCATTAACTCTGGCTATCTTATCATTTCCTTTAGAAGGAGTAAAGTTTTGTACGGGTATACCTATGTTTCTTAATTCCTGGGTAAGCGGAATACCACTAGCTTTACCTTCTATAATAACTACGTCAGGGCTCCACTCATGATACTGTTCTAAAGCTACGCCTTTTAATTCAGGGAATGAGTACTTACCTTTAATACAGTCAAGTAGAATAATGTGGGCTGATCTGCCGTCGTAGAAATCAGTACCTATAGTTCCCTCTGGGTAAAATACTCCCCATGTTGTTATGGCTGAGTAATCTGCCGAGGAACTTTTTAAGAAGGCTGTGTCGTAACTTTGAATTAGATAATCGCATGTAGGTGGTTTTTCTTTTTCCCATTGCTTCCACCATTCACGTTTAATAAGTGCACCCTCTTCACTGGTTGGATTCTGCATGTACTGGGCGTGCCATTTAGGACCGCCACGTAAACTGGCTTTTACGCCTTCTAGTTCTTCTAGCTTCCAGTATTCTGGCCACAAGGGTTTACCGCTTGGTAAAATGGCTGGTAGTTCTATGACTTCCCATTGGTCAGCTTTAGGGTCACGTGCTGCGTCCCTTAATAATTTACCCGTAAGGTCGTTGATATTCCAACGCGTCATAACTATAACTATGGCACCCCCTGGCTGTAATCTCTGTCTTGGACCTGAGGTATACCAATCGTAAGTATCTTCCATGGACTTTGGGTTCATAGCGTCTTGTTCACTATGTGGGTCATCAATTATAAATAAGTCCGCTCCCCTACCGGCTAACGCTCCGCCAACACCAGCAGCATAATACTCGCCTTTTAGTTTAGGGTTACTCTTCATTTGAGTTTCCCACTTACCTGCTGCTTTTGAGTCTGGGTTAATGAGTACGTCGGGGAATATCTTTTCATAGTCCTCGGTTAACATTAAATCCCTAATCTTACGACCAAACTTAACTGCTAAATCTGCCGTGTGGGTTGCTTGTAATATCTTTAAAGCTGGGTTACGACCTACTAAATATGCGGGAAAGTAATGCGAGGCGAACTCACTTTTAGTATGACGCGGAGGCATATTGATTATAAGCCTTTTTATTTTGCCTGTTGCTATACGGTCAAAGGCGTCTGCCATCTTTTTGTGGTGAGCCCCGCCGATAAACGATGGCCATTGGTCTTTAACAAAATGCATGAATCCACTTTGACAGCGTTCTACTTTTTCTATTTGATCTAACCTTTCAGCTAGTTCTAGGTGTTCTTTTAGTACCGACTCGGGTAAGTCATTTAAATTAGAGGTCATATTTTAACTGCATTAAACTAGCTTCTCCACCATGGTTCATCCTAAATACTTTAAAAGCTTCTTTTAGTTCTGGTGTAAGTTCTATTTTTAAAAACTCTTGGTCGTAGGCGTCTATGTATTCAGTAGCGTTTAGTTTAACCCCGTAATCTTGTTCGGTTTGTTTCATGGCTTTTTTAAGGAAGTCATTATAACTTTTAGCTCGGTTAACAGCTTCTTTACTTGGGGAACCGAAACGTAGTGTCTCTAACTCACCTGTTATAGGATCATTTGTATTTCTACCTTGAAGGTTTAAAAAGTTACCTTTAGTGTCGTAATTGAGTAGATAGTTTGGGTCGTTTGAGTAACGTTCTTCTACGAAACGCACCATTTTAGGTGGTACAACTGTAGTTTCACCTGCGGGAAGTGCTAACGACCTAGCACCGTTAGGTATTAAAACGAAGGGTGAGTTATTGTTGGCTCCAGTTTGCAAACCTAGTTTTACGTTATCCGTGAACCAGTCAACACTCCTAGGTAGGTTTTTAGGGTCTGACACTATTCCTAAATACTCACTGAAATCAGACATGTACTTTGAAACTAAACGTTCTGCTCTTTGGTTGTATGCGTCTGCTACTTCTGGATTATATTCTACAGGGTATCCTCTACCACGAAATGAACCTTCTTCCATTTCAAAACTACCAGAACTTAGAGCGTCTTGCTGCTCAGTTTGAAACTTTGCTATTATTTCATCAAACTCTGTATTAAAATTATCTAATTCACCAGCTTCTTTTAAAAAATTATGAAAATCTACTGTATCTTCACTAATTTCTAGTGCCTCGCCCGCAGTGTATTTTCCTGTTTCTATGTCCTCAAAAGGTATTCTGGGGTCGTCTCCAATTTTAGAGACTATGTGGTCGACATGCATTCTATCGCCGAATTCATCTTGTTTTGCTACAGAAGCTGCCAATTTACCTTGATCTCTAGTGAGTAAGTAAGGGTCACTTTGGATTTCTTGCAGTACTAACACATTATCCTCTCCGTCCATAGTTTCAAACGTGTATCTTTGGTGCATGTAGTTGTTCGCTCTAGGTGCTTGGCTATTACTTAATTTAGTACCTAATCCCACTTCGTTGTGTCTCATGTTTTGAAAACTTGTTTTTCCTGATCCTTGTTTACCGTAAAGTTGACCGTCATCGAACATACTAAACTTACGTTCACCGTAAGATTGGCTCATGGTTTGTCTGGCTTCGTTATACGAGGTTGTAGGACTGTCTAAATCATAAACAGGTCTTTTAGTAGTTAAGTATGAATAACCTGATTCTGCTGTATCATCCATAGTTGAGTTTAACCCGTAATATGCACTGGTCTCTTGTATTTTAGGAGCGTTTCTCTGTAATTCGTTCATAACTTGAGCAGGAGTAGCACTACCAATAGCTAAAAAGTCTTCTGATAAAAAGTCATCTATTTGTCTATCTACGTTTTGGTTTACGTTACCTTTACCCGTTACCCCGTATCTTCGCATACCTTGAAGTATGTTGTTTATTGGGTAAATTTTGTTAGGTTTTTTATAAAGGTCTGATTCAGCTAAAGCTATTTGACTCATCATCTGTGTGTCGTTGTCGGCGTACCTTAAAGGCATTAAGTTACCTTCGGAGTATGTGCCACTATTCCAAGAGTTTGTACCTACTTTGTCATTTAGATTTCTAGGACGGTCTGCGGTGTGTAGTACTTTGTGTTCTAAAGCTTGAGGCTTAGGAGGTGGTGGTAGTAGTGGAGGTTCTTGGTATGTTTTTAGTTTAGGTTTTACAGAAGAAGAAACTTTACTACTCCCAGGTAGACCAATTGAAGCTGCTGATATTAAACTACCTAGTAACGGGTTGCCTTCTTCGATCATCTTTTCACCTTCTAGGTAACCGAGTACGTTCCCTGGTCCAGGAGTATAGGATGCTACAGTTGCTAAATCTTGACCAGAAGCCATGGCACTACGTTCATCGTTAAAACCAAAAGGTTGCTTGTATAAACCTTTACCTATTAGGTCACCGAACTTTTGTGTTGGTCCACGTTCTAAAGGGGAAGCTATTTGTTCCGTGCCGTAAGAAGGATCGTTAGTGGAACTCATTTCCTCAAGCATCTTTTTGTACTTGATGCGTTCTAGCATCTCTTCATACCCTAAAGGTGAGTATTTATTTTCCATTGATTCTTTGTTCCATATCCTTGAGCTTCATTTTATACTCTTTACGTGCAGTTTGTAAAGTTTCTTTATTCTGCATAATGATACTAGGGACACTGGTCGAGTAATGTTCGTCCTCGGGGTGTGACCAAAACCACATGGCGTCTGGTTTATTGTTACTTAAATCTTCGACCATGGATATTAGATCATCGCGAATGGTCGAGGGGTGACACTTGAATAAAACCGCGTCATAGTTTTCTAAGGTCTCATAATAGATGCCTAATAGTGAGGGGTGGTACTCAAAAACAAGTAACCGACCTTGGTCAAATGACTCTAAGGAATGAGGGCATACGGGCTTTATGTGTTCAAAGTAGTCTCTCATAGGCTCTGAAAATTTGCAAAAAATTTTGGTTAGGAGACCCTAATTCTAGCTTACTTTTCCAATATGTGAAAGTCATGGCTTATGGCTCTTTAAATCTAAGCTACGGCTAAACTCACACCAGCTCCTGTATAAGGGGGGTGGGGGGTGTTTTTATGTGCCCGCGGGAGCCGAGCTGAAACCGATATAGATTTAGATTTAGATATAGATAAAGATATAGATATAGATATTGAAACCGATATAGATTTAGATCCGGGGGGGGGGGTGGTGGTGGAGTCGTCGTGGTGTAGTCTCCGTGGGTCGGCTCCTGCCGGTGTGTGCCCCGCAGGGAGCTTTTTGAAGCCGACGACTATTATACTATATAAGTAAAGTAAAGTAAAGCTTTTATTTATATTGCGTGGGTCGCCCGTTAGGGCGGGGTATAAGACAAAATATGTATAGTTTATATATATATAATTAGTATACTTAATACTTTACTTTACTTACTAGACACGCTATACTAGTTATATAAGGTTTACTAGTACCGCCTTATAAACTAACTAAATTAGGTACTTAAAAAGGGGTTATTATTATTAATACTAATACTAAAACTAAACCGGCTACTAGCGTAAAACCTAGCGTAGCTAAAACTAATACGCCTTTAGCTACTATAAGGGCTAATAACTTAGTACTTACGTACGTAGTTAAAAACGGGGCTACCCATAATATTAATAGGGCTAGTAAGGTTAATACCTTTACTTACGCTAACGCGTTAGCCTTATATAAAACCCTAGGTTACGGGGGCGGGGACCTAGCCTATGACATTAAGGGCGGTAGGCTTATTAACCTTAGTTAAGGTTAGTTAGGCGGGGGGCGTAAGCCCCCTTTTTTTACGCCTATAATAAGATTATGATTATGATTATGAACAAGATCATGATCATGATGGTGCATTTTGTTGGTGTCTTTGTCTTTGTGTCTTTGTCTTTGTGTCTTTGTCTTTGCGAGCGATAGCGAGCAGAATTCCATGGACGATGGTTTATCGGGGGGGGGGGTGTGTGTGCTGCTGCTCCTCCTAATGCTCTGTGTGCCCCGCAGGGAACATTATGTATGGTTTTTATATATATCTTTTATATACTTCTTTTTAAATAATACTTTACTTTACTTTACTTCTACGCTATAATTATTATACTGTTTAGGTAATAAGGCGTCTAATCAGTGTTTAACTAATAGCCTTACGGAAAAATGTATAATGAAAAATACTAAAACTAAATCCGCTATTGCGGTAACTCCTAAAGTATCTCCTCAGGTACTTCAATATATGCCTGGTATAGCTAGGGCAGAACACAATATCAAGCGTGCTAAGGCGGTTCGCGGTATGTCTGTTGAATCTGCGTTAGCTCACTATGCTACTATATATCCTAAAGGTGCTCAAACTCACCTTAACTACGATATTTCAAAAGGTAGTTTAGTCCTCAAGTAAGGGCTAGGGTTGGGGGGCTACGGCTCCCCTTTTTTGTACCTATAATAAGAGATCATGATCATGATCCATGGTGCATATATAGTGTGTCTTTGTCTTTGGATCGTGATCATGATCCGGAACATCTAGATCGTGATCTGTGGACGATGGATCGTATTGCCATATTGGCTGTGTCTTTGGTTTTTGTGTCTTCAACCATGGTTCATGGTCAATTGTTAATAGCCGTAGGTTTTTGGTTCGTGTGTCTTAGCCTATGGTTTCTTAGTTGTCACTATATAGGTTATAGTGGAGAGGTCTATTACTTCGTTAGTTTCTGTTATATGCTTTATCTCTGGTAGTACCATTAACCACCCATTCACTACCCTATTACCTTCACCATACTAATAGGCTCATAATAGGGTAGCCAATAACCTAGTAAGAAGGACTAACTACAGCTTCCTAGAAGGTTAGCTATTAGCATATTAGCTAATAGTCTTGAAATGTGAAAAAACTTTTATGGTTTTTCCACAGTAGTATATAAGTAACAGCTTAAGCCATTCTCAATTTACTTAAATCTATATCACCTTTAAGGTTAGGTGCGCAATTGTAACACACAGCCTCGCCTTCATCACAGCCACTCTCGTGGTAGTAGGTTGCTCCTCTTGCGTAATAGCTTTTAACCCAGTACTCACCACAAGGTAAACTAGGGCAAGATTTTTCTTGGTCTAATAAATACTCTTTAAAAATTACAGTATCACATTCATCACAGTTAGTATTTTTCATAATTTATTCCTTTATATTAGTTATTAACTAAGGTAATTATACTAATGATCAATAACATGGTATAGCATAGTCAAATTAATCAAATAGTTTAATACTATATAAGTTCTCTAAAGCGTAGCCTAAACTGCCAGTATAATCAGGACCATCTCCCTCAAACCATTCACCACCATGATACTTTTTAAGTACTTCATTATTTACTATTTTGACATTGAAGCATTCACCATAAGTAGTTGAGTTTTCCATAATGTCGAGTAGCTTTTTATTAGGACCGCCTTGGTCTTCTATAATATCTATTAAATCAAATTTATTCATATTTATTTATTCCACTAAGTATTTATTAACTAAGGTAATTTTAACGCTGATCAAATACATAGTATAGCATAGTCAAATTAACCAGGTAACTTAATCCCAACTCTCAGTGAGACAACGATGAAATAACTCTACACCATACTCGTACAACTCTTGGTCGGTGTATATTTTATTACGTATAATATTCACACCCGCATTATCATAAGCCCCACTGGTCTCGTGAAAAGTATTAACGCCATCGTTCCAGAACTCGAGGTAATCACCAGTACGGTTTTTACGCAGTGGTGCGGGGTATTTAAGGGTTAGTTGATGCTTGTGGTCACCATTTTCTTCTCTGATTAATTCCCAATCTGAAGGAAGCTCCGCCCAGGGAAATTTAGTTACCCATTCGTCAAATGTTCCGTATTTCATAGTAACCCCCTAGTAGTTGATAGGGGTAGGGGCAGTATTGTACATATCCCATAGGGTTTCAGTCATGTCTAAGGTACTAGTGAAACTTTCACTATTTAAACGGGTGACAAACTGCCCACCGAAAGAATTTTTACCGTATACACTATGCCACAAGGCTTTACGCTTATGAAAATATAACCCATCTGTTTTTAAAGTTAGGTAAAGATTACTCTCTACCTGCTTAGTACCTTCTGTTTTTATTAGTTCTGACATAATAACTTCTCCTTTATATTATTTATTATAAGTAAAGTATAATAAACATTATAAGGATGGTATAGCATAGTCTAAAAGTATTTAAGCCCTACCATCTCGTGTATTATAAGAATCATCAACGTACCTATAATCTTCGGCAAATAATTCATGAGCCACAGCCTTTAGTTGAAGTACACTAAACTGACCTTTAACTACCGACCAGTGATGAGCCTCAAAGCCACCGTCAACATGAGCGTAAGTAAACCACTTAGGATCTTTATTACTACCTTTATTGAAGTCGTAAAAATTGATAGCTATACGATGCGTTTTATTAGGACCCAGCAGTAACACGTTAAGTTCTTTAGGGTATTTGATAGTGAATAAATACCCACTATCATCAGCCAAGGGGCGATCACCAGGGGCACATTCTTCAAAATCTTCGGCTTTTACATTCTCGTTATTCATATTAATTCCTATTATATTATTTATTAATAACCTATTTTACTAAGCATTTAATACATGGTATAGCATAGTCAACTAATACCATACGCACATAACAGCTTTACGCTCGCTCGCTACCTTAAGCAAGGTCATTAGGTCATGCACCTCTCTATAGGTATATTCTTCTTCGTAAGGGGAATACGCACCTTTAGTTTGGTAAACTATTGTGTCATCATCCATGGTTTCTTTAGTAACTCCTACAATTTCTTTAACGGCTTGTAATAAATCACTGAGTAAAGTAGCTTGTTCTTTCAGTTTATCACTGGGTATATAACCGTCTTCGTCTTGTTCGATATACCATGTATGTTCTCCGCTACTAAGTTCCTGTATTAAGGGTTCATACACTTTACCCCTAAACGAGCCGTCACAACCAAGACCACTAAACATACCGCCACACAACCTGACGTCTTTTATACGCTCGTCATCTTCGCTAGTAAAACTTTTATCACGGTCATTGCCGTGTACAATATAACAATCTAATCCCATATTAAAACTCCTCGTTTAGTATTCTTTTAACTTCTTCAAAGTCATCATTTTTCACAGCTTCTAAAAGGTTGTCATTTTCTAAAGCAACGCCCACATCAACCATAGCTTCTGCACAGGCTACTAATAGCATAAATTTCTTAGGGCTACCTTTAACAGTTTCTGAGTGCCATGTCATATTATCTTCCTATACTCTTGGTATCGTTAAGGGTTATATATTGGTACGCACCTTTATTATAAGTAGGTGCACATTGCTTTTTCCTCTGCTCGGATAACCTTTGGGCTATATCTTCTCCGCAAGGTAAACAGGTGACGTAACCTAAAGACACTCTGCCTTTAGGTATACCATCGTCGCATAAATTACAAGGCGTCATTCTTGAGCCTCGCGTTTAGCTTTTTCTCTAGCTTTGAACTCTTCAAAGGTCATAGTAGAGCCGTCCTCGTTTATAGCGGGGGCTATACCTGTAAGTTCCTGAAGCTCTTTAGCTCCAAAAGTTACCGTTGCCAGTACGTTACTATTCTTCATATTAATACTCCTATTTATTTAATTAATATACCTAAATAATAGGTTAGATTAAAAGTAAAGTATAGCATAGTCTAAAAGATATTAAACAGGAGCCAGAATAAAAAAACATACTTCAGTATCTTACGGTCAGTCTGGTCCACTGCTTAACCATTAACCCAAGCTAACACAACTGCGTCAGGTATATGGTTTATAACACTATGCACTGAGAGATGGCTGGTAAACTTACCTTCATTAACACTGTTGCAATGGAGAATAACGTATCTGCCATCTACCCACGTAATAATTTTACAAATATCACTAAACTCTGGGAACTCTCTCATTATTTCTGGAGTCAAGCAGGGAGCAGTTTGTACTGCCCCTCCTTCACTAAATGATAAGTCACTTATCGCGTCTATTAAAACGCACTTACTGTCTTCTATGTTAAGCATTAGTCTAACAACACGTAGTAAGCTGTAGGCTCATGTTTTTTAAACCAATCTAAACCTATACGTACATTAGTCATACTTTTAACCCCATTAGAGACATTCTTAAAGGTAGTACAAAGACAGCGTTGCACATAAGACAACACCTACCTTCTTTATACGGCTCAGCATTTTCGCCTGAATCCCAGTATACTTTACCTTCAGCGGTTTTCTTTACTTCTATGGCACCTTTACAGATAACACATTGTTTTGGTTTACTCATAATTTACTCCTATAAATTATTTATTTATTAAAGGTTAAGTATTATACCGATGTATTAGATGGTATAGCATAATCAACCTTATGTTTTTTGACCGTATCGTACCCGTCTTCGTAGTTATACGAATAAGGTCCGTAAAAGTCACTTGCGTTTTTCCTTTGCTTACCTTCAAGAGCGTCTTTTACACCACTCTTGAAGGCTTCTAGACTAGACAATTTCTAAAGTTTTAATTTTATTAATGTCATAATTTAAGTCACTAGCGGAATATAAACCCCCTGCTAGTGCTTCTTTCACTGTTTTACCATTAACGGATTTAACTCTATAGTTGTTTTCGTCGCTGGTTACTTTTTTACCTGTTGCTTTTAATTTAGCATCAGGGTGAAATTTACCATATTTCAAGGTTGCAGTTTTCTCAACCTTAGTAGTTGGTATTACTTGACCCTTCACCGTAGTGGGAGCCTTCTTTTTTAATGTAGCTTTTGTCATAATTTTTGCCCTCCTTAAAGGCTTAACTTTTAAGTACCCATTAAGTATATTAATGATTATAAGTAAAGTAAAGCATAGTCAAAAAGAAGATTAAAGTGCTTAGTGTGATAGTCCGTAGTAATAGTGGAGCCATGTTACATGGCTACTCGCTACCTCAATCCGCCACTAAGCAAGCGGACTTAATAACCCATGTAACATGGAATTATTGTAAAAAGTGTGAATGTCTTAGATTAACCCACATTGTAATTAATACTATTATTTGGGGTGACAAAACTCTCTTGAGTCAAGATAGGGGGTGTCACACACATCTAAGTCGATTACGCCATCATTCACAAACAGCTTTGGAATCCTATATTCCCCAAAATTTAAGGCTTAGGATCAAATAACTTTTTAAGGTTATTATATCTCTCGGTAGGAAGATAATGTAGATGTTCTAATCTATCCTCAGTATTCATATACTGCCTAGCCCCGCAATCTTCGCACTCTAGAACACTATCTAAAGTACCTTTTTTATTCACAAGTATACTATTTCGCCAGTCGTGAGCCATTAGTAAGTTCCCCCATAGTTAAGCAATGCTCAACATAAAGTTTTATCTGTATAAACGCTTCATAGTTATGTATGCTTTCTTCAACCTTACCAGGTATATTCATGCTGGGTAGCATAGCCTTACTAATAGTAAGTAATGATTTTTCTAGCCTTTGCTTTGTTTCTTTATCCATATTTACTCCCGTATTTATTATTTAATAAAAACCTACTATACCTAAGACTTATTAGGTGGTATAGGATAGTCAAAATTGTTTATATCAACTTCAAAGTCATCTATTTGTCTACTGAATAAGTCAGCGGTAGGCATGTCTGGGTCGAGGTAAACATCGTTAGTATACCTTTCTTGTAGAATAATCTTCTTAACAATAGAACCTATATGACCTTGGTTAGCTCTAAATAAAGCTTCTGATTCTGAGGTGGCTTTAACGGGGTATATCTCACACGTCATAGTGGTGAGGGGTATGTAGTACGTCTTCAAGTTTGGGTTGTTGCTAACTAGACTTAATTTAGGTCTTTCTTTCATTTATGCTCCTTAATATAAATAGGTGGGCAGTTATAGTGGTACCCACACTCGAACATTACCTTTTATAGTCACCGAACGCCTGACTAGT